CCTCATCGGGAGTATAGAGAGCATGTCCCACTTCATGACCCACCAGGAGATCATAGACGGTGCTGCTTGCCTTCTCCCACATAGGAAGAGTCAGCACACGAGTGTGGACATTAAAGCAGGCAGTCTCAACCTTTTTGTGCTCCACCACAAGGTCCTCAGTAGCAAGGAGCTTAGCAAGTTGGGACTTGATTTCGTGGCGGACAGTCATTGCTCTGTTGCGTATGAACCTATTATACAAAAAGACCCCGCTTTTTGAGCGAGGTCATGTGACGGTTTTTAAAGTGGATCATGCCTATAGTTATATTCAGAGTCATAAAAACTACAGAGTCCGTCAGGCATGAAGTTCATTGCTAAGGAATACCTATTAGTTTCATTGGGATTTTTACTTATATAATGGTGAATATGGCTAGGAAATAATACCAATTTTCCTTTTGTTGCTGGTATTTCAATTGTACCGCTTGGCATTAATTGTGGATCAGTTGTTGCAAAAGGAACATATATTGGGTGTTTATCTTTAACCAAATGAAGTGAAGAGCATCTATTGAAAAAGTAAAATGATGCACTCCATAAGCAATTCACATGATTATGATTGTGAATTGGAAAGTTTGGTGGTGTACAAGTAAACCAACTTGTGGTCATTCTAAATGGAACAAAATACTGTATTTCCTTTAGAGCATCATTTACCTTTTCTTCAAACCTAGAAATAAGACTTGGATTCTCATTTAAACAATAAATGGTGTCGGATGCATATGGTGCGTGTTCTGGAAAATTAGACTTTTTAAGAATTTCTACCGTTTCATCTATTAATTCCGAAGCTTCAATTTCATAAACCAAATCTGGAAATATTGGTGTTCTACTTATTACAGACATATCAAGATACCTTTACACTAAATCCTTTTACTTTATCAAATTTGATAATATTTTCAAATTTATCCAACATATCAGATTTATGGGAGATAACAAAAATATTAGCATCTTTGATTACATATCGAATAATCTTAAGGAACTCATCAGTACCAAAACCATCAAGAGAGGAATCAAAAACTTCATCCATAATTAAAAGATTTGTATTTGTAGAGTTTTTAACTCTAGCAACTTCTCTCCATGTGAAAAGAAGTGCAAGGTCGATTCTCATTTTCTCACCTTCACTAAAAGAACTGTAAGAAAAATCTTCATGAATTGGAGATTTTACGGTTTCGTTAAACTCTTCATCAAGTTGAAAATTGATATAGAAGTCCATCATCTGCAGATATCGATTAACCTGCTGATTAATGAATGGAAGATATTTCTTGATGATTTTAGTTTTTACACCGTCATCTTTCAACAAAGAATAAGCAAAATCATAATAGATGATTTCTTCTTTTTTCTTTGATAGATCTTCAAATGTCTTTTGGAGGTTTTCTTGAAATTCTTCTAGCTTTTCATGTTCAGAATTTCTGTTTGCAAGGTTCTCGGTAATAGTTTGAATTTCACGTTCAAGATCTCGGATTTGTTTTCTACACCCAGAAATCTTGATATTGTTTTGAGAAATGCCATTCGTTAGTTTTGAAATCTCCTTGGATAAAGCAGTAAATTGACGCTCTCGCTCTTCCTCTTTTTTAATGGCTTCTTCCAGTTCTTTATAACCAGATTGAAGATCCTTTGCCTTATCTTGAGCGTCCTTAATTTTATTTATCCTGAAGTCCTCTTCGATAGACTGTGTACATGTAGGGCATACCGTATTTTCGTTAAAAAACTTATGTTCTTTAGTAATCGTAGATACTTTCTGAGAGATCTTTCCTTTAAGGTTTCCTAGCTTACGAAGTTTTTCTGCATATCCAATAAGTTTATCTTGTTCTTTAATATGTTTTTGTAAGGGTTTCTCTAGAGAATCATTTTCATCGACATAATTACCAATTTCTACATCCAAATTGGAGATCTTTTCCCTATTGGTATTAATATTGGTATTACTAAGTTTTTCCAACTCTTCAATGAAGTTCTTTTGCATCTTCATTTTATCTTTGAGAGTGTCTTTTTTCAAATCCAAAGATTTGACTTGATCCCTCTTTTCACGAATCTTATCTTTGATAAGGGCATTCATTGCCGAAAAAATACGAATATCAAGAAGATCCTCAATTACTTCTCTACGATGAGAAGTAGTCAATTGCATAAAAGGAACAAAAGTACTACTACCCAAAATAACAATCTGAGTAAAAGACTTATAGTTCAGTTTAAGAATTGTTTCTTCCAACAAACGTTGCATTGAACGATCATCAGCTTCTTTGTGAAGAGGACTTCCATTTACCTCAATATCAAAGATTGATGGTTTAATTCCACGACGTATGAGATACTCTCTGCTATTTACAGAGAACTCAATCTCAACACAACAATCTTTTTCATTTGTAGTATTAACAAGTTGTGGTTTGTTAATCTTGCGGAAAGGTTTATTAAAAAGAACAAAGGTCAGTGCATCCAGCATTGTAGACTTACCTGCACCATTAGTACCAATAACAAGGTTGGTATTGCTTTGTTGAAAATTAATTTCTGTCCACTGATTACCAGTGCTGAGAAAATTACGCCACTTGATTTTTTTAAAGGTTATCATTATTTGGTGGAATTACAATGTCGTTTGGAGTAATCACAGTATATTTGTAATTATACATCTTACACGTCTTTATAGCAAGCTCATCATCTACCTCTACAACATCCATTTCTTGGTAGTCATCTTCATTTAACATTAATGCATAACGAATAGCGTCATCTTCATCTTCAAAAAGAAAAAGAACTTTTTCACCATATTCATTTTTTACTGCATATGCACCGTCATCCTTTCTATCTTTTATGGTAAGAAGATACATTTTAATCTACTTCACAAGCTTGCCTATAAAGATCTTGAAATATTCCTTTCACAATATTTTTATCATAGTCAAATTCAGATTCTTCAATATATCGATTTAAGATGGAAATAGTATTTTCCTCTTCATCAACTTCAAACTCTTCATTTTCTTGAACATGGAAGTTTTCAACTACTTTCAGATCTTGAATACCAACTGTATAAAGTTTGTCGATAAATTTTTCAAAGTCTTTTGGTTTCGATTTCTTACGAACAATAACTTTAACAATTTTATTCTTGTATTCAGAGGCATCAAAAATCTGATAAGGAGTATCATCATAATAGATGTTATGAAACATCTTATAAGGATTATTGATTGGAGTCAATTCGAGAGTTTCTGTATCAAAAATATGAAATCCACGAGTGTCATTCACATCGGTCCAGAACATCTCATAGGGGTTACCTAGGTAGAAGATTTTTCCGTTGTCCGATCGAGTGTGATAGTGTCCCGAGAAGACAGTTTCGAACTTCTCAAATAGTTCGCTCTGAAGACCGTGCTCCATGACGAGCGATCGATTAACTCTAAATCCTTGGAGTTCCAAGTGCCCCATCGCACACCTGCAAGTAGTCTTTTTGATAGTGTTGAAAGATAATTCCTCATTTTCTTGATTAATCCAGGGTAAAAATAAAATATCGAGACCACCAACATTAACTTCGGTGGGTTTGCTATAAGTTTTAATATTCTTATAAGTTTGAAGAAGTAATTCTGGGGAATTTACTTCATTGGTATTTTTGTAATAGGTATCGTGGTTGCCCACAATCATGTGGACATCATATTTCTTTAAAGGATTGAATACGACTCTTTTCGACCACTCAAGACTTTGATAGTCAATTGATTTGCGACTATCAAAGGCATCACCCATATGAATGACGGATTCTACTCCATACTCTTCTAGAGCAGGAAAGAAAACATTTTTGTAAAATAGTTCGAAGTAATCGTGCAAATGTTTCGATCCTTTTCGAGCACCGTAATGGGTATCGGTGATAATCGCAACCTTCATCGATTCTTGTACGTGATAGCGTCTTTGATGCTATTATACTCTGAACTGGAACCAGAAAGCAAGCTATCGTCAACCATCATAACCTCATCGAAACCAGTGCGTTCGATAATCTTAGTCTTGATTTCCAGTTGCTTCTTCTCCTTCTGAATGCGTCTCAGAAAGGCGTAGTGAATAATTTGAGTAAAGTATGCAAATGGATTCTTGGACTTCTCTGGGTCGAAATTATGGATATACTGAACACAGTTCTCAATGCCATCAGAAATCATATCGTCCCTAAACATATAATTCACAAAGTTGGGTTTATATGATAGGTGCGTAGCAATCTTCAAGAAGCAGTCACCAAGATAGTTGGGGATAGGTGGTTTACCTTCCCATCGTTTTGCTCGATCTTCCCTAGTGGGTTCTCTACCGTTGAGCTCAATAAAACTTTTTTCTACCTTAGAACGGTAAACAATAAGTGCTTCTAGAAGTTCCTTGTTGTTGACGTAATGCTCTGATTTCTTTCTGGACATAACATTGTAGTAATCAATAAACTTTCGTTATGTATATTATACCATACTTTAAGGGCTTGACAAGATCTAAAAAGATGTGTAGACTACCTTTGTCCCGGTTAAAGATGAGATCTAGCTTTCTTTAAGACCTTTATAAATCTTTTCTAGAAATTTTCTAGCTTCTTCTACTGAAGAAACGTATCCCATTTGATTCGTTATTTTAACTTTACCATCAGGATCATCTGGTTCAGACTCATCTTTCAAATATTTTTTATAGAAGTTTATAACTTTTTTATCCTCAACTTCCGTCATTGTAATAATCTTATCAAGTTTTAATAAGAAAATTTCATCTTCTGGAATTTCCATCCATGGTTTTATCTTAACCATTGTTCCATAATGATTTTCAATAATTTTCATGATGACTGGATTTTGAACCACTAGAATAGGATCTCCATCATTTTCATCAATGGATACTAGAGAGAATATTTCCTCTCCAGAAACTAATTTGATTGCTGCGTAAAATTCATCTCCCATTAGTTTTTAAGTGGAATGTTTACAATATCATAATTAAAGTTTTCTTCGTTATAAACTTTGATTCTTTCGATTAAGTGATTAAGGGTATAATTTCTCCTAGACTTGTAGGAAATGTCGTCAGC